ATTTGGCCAGTACTTAACGTACTTGGTCTCTGTGCTGTGTTTCCAACTGGAATTGTAAAAGCACCAGTGGTATTTAACGTTAATGTTCCACTACTTGTGCTAATTCTATCTCGTTGATGATCAAAATTAATAGCCATATATTACTCTCACAATACTTTAATGTATTTATGCAGTAATATTGATTGACAATTTTTCTAATTCTTGAAATTGTTTTATAGCAAACCGAAAACAAATACCAGCTTCTTCTGCCATTTCGTCCGTTGTTCTTGCACGGATTTGTTCTTTGAGTTCGGTTGTATCATGTAAGAATTTATACATTCTTCCTGCACCAGGAACACGTTTTGATATAATTTGCCCACCACTTAAATCTCCCATATGATGCACATATATGTGTGCAAAGATATGTTGCTTGTTTGGTAATTGTCTAATATGATTGATATATTCGTGTGTGCTAGCAAATGTAGGAGGTGTGTGTTTTGGCGTCCACAATTCTAAAAAGTCTGCATAGATACTGTCTTTACGTTTAACAGTTTCTATACCTTTAAGTAATCCGTATTTGTCTGCTAGTTTTTCAAGTTCAGTATATTTGATATATTGATTCCATAAAAATGTTGCATAAAGTTTTGGATCAATCGATCCACTGAGTAGTATTTTCACAAAGCCACATCTTTCTGCTGCTTTGTGATGTTCCCATGTTAGATCTTTTATGTTGCTCATTAATTAGACACGTCTTCTTCTACGTATTCTTCTACGTGGATATACTGCGCCTGATCTCGGACGACCTCTATGCTGTTTTGGCCATCTAGGTCTATTTTCATTTGTAGAGCTTGGCATCCATAGTGTTAAGTTTGCAGAACCTTCTAAACTATTAGCAAAGTTATATGTTCCTGCAGGATCATCATAGATTTGATCCGGTTTGCTGATAACTCGTAACATTTCTCTAGCTTGTCTTTGTGTCATGTCTGGATATTCTTCAAGCATACATGCAAGTATACCACAAACCTGTGGGCCACTCATACTAGTACCACTTACTTTAGCATAGTAATTACCGCCACCTCTATCTGCTTTAGATCTACTTGATAAATCTGGCATTGCACTTTGAATATAATGTCCTGCTGCGTATATGTCAACATTTTCTCCAAAATTACTAAAGTAAACTCTTTGCTCTTTATCATTTAAGTGTACGTTAGACAGTGCACCAACACAAATAACAGCACTGTCTGTGCCATTGCCTGCACCTGCTGGTGTTTGTGGTCTATGATAGTAAGAATTACTACCGCCAGTTGTTGTTATATAGTTATTATAGTATGGATGATCAGAACTGTACATTGGCACACGACCATTTCCTGCACTAGCTACTACAATAACGCCGTCTGATATTGCATCAACAATATCTGCTTCAACTGATGCTACTTGAGATGTGTGTCTACCGCTGAGGTTATACCCATAGCTTGTTAATTGTGCAGTAGTAAACGTGCCGCCGCTGCCTGAGATTGATTTTGCACCGTTTTGTTCCCAATTTATTTCATATTCATTAGGTGAATTTTCGAAAAATGTTAATTCCCAACGCATATTTGGCGAATCAGGAGTATTAATATAATAACGATCATGACCTTCCCATACAACCCTATATTCTCTATTAGGAGTAATTCCTGAAACTCCGTGCCAGATACTATAACCTCGTCTATCTCTGGCGCCTATCATAATTTTAGGTAACAGCGGGTTGGATGCAGACACGTTATATGTACTAGAACCACTACCAAATGTAACATAGCTGTTAGTTCCAACATGTATTGTATTGTATGTAACACCTAAATATTGAATGTCAAATGGTAAACTTAATGTCCAATAACCATCATCATTATTACCGCTTGTTGGTGAACTGTCTGCGGTTAATCCTGTTATGTTAATTGCTGTGTGAGGAAGAGTTATTACTGAACCTGATGCATTTGTTTCTGGTGCTGGGTTGTCTTCTGTAAATTCTTCAAACTCATCGTTTCCTAAATCTGCATTAAAATCGCTAAAGAACTGTCCTCGCTCGCCTGTTGTAACAGTCCATGCAACATCAAATGTAAATTCATCACCGTCTGCAGGATATGTTTCTACAATATATCTAATTGTAACATTTCCACTTGGACCAAAGAAACTAAATCCAAAACCACCAGTTAGTTCAAAATCAATCTCTGGACCTCTAACTGTTGTAGCAATACTTGCACCGTTGTTAACAATACGTCTAATAATCATATAACTATCTTCACTGTTACAACTTGCTCGTATTCTACTATTCTGTCTAACATCACATGGTGTTAGTACTGTAATCTCATAGTTGTCTGCTGGATCAGTTTGCGTAAAGCTAAATGTTTGGTTTACAATTTTATCCCATTCGTCTGGCCATGCTACCATTCTATCAGTAACACTGGTTGCAGTACCTGTAGTTGTAAATCTGTTTTTACTATTTTCTGGATCACCTACTCTAGCTACAATTTGTCCTGTAGTACTGTATGCACCGTAGAATCCATTATACTCAGTTTCTTGAGTACCACTAGGTTCATAAGTTTGTCCATCATATGTAACTGATGCAATACTAGATGCTACAGTAGCACCACGACTATAACCCCAACTGTTGTTTACAATAGTTGGGTTTTTATATCCTGTTGCAGGATTAATTGGCTTGTTGTTATGAAATTCTCTTATGTAATCAAATGCAAGGGACGGTGAAATGCTGTTGTTTGTATCATTGCCGCTAAAATTTAATGCAAAGAAATAAATGTTTGCATCCTTTGCCCAACCTTCTTCACGCCCTGCTACTGTTCCTGCACAGTGAATATTGTGAAAGTTTCCGCTTGTACCACGCTGTGCATATGTTCTTCCAACATGTGCACTGTCACCGACTGCAGAGGCATGTTGCCACCAGTTGTAATCTACAACTCTGCTAACACCATTACCATCTAAAAATTCTCTATGATTTGGTTCCCATGCCTGGTCATCTAAGATTACAACGTCAACATTTCTTCCTGTATATTGATAATCGATTGTACCATTAATAGTATCAGTTGCGCTGTCAAAATTGTTATTGTTTTCCCCAGCAATGTGTCTCCATAATCCCCATTGATTATGAGATGCATTTAAACTTGAACTTCTCGAAAATTGTCCTGTTTGTGTAAACATTCTTTCCGGAGGATTATCATCTACTATTTCTACAAATTCTACTCTTGCATCATTTACAACTTCTACTGCTTCTTGTGGTGTCAACATATAATGTGTTACACGACTTTTGGGTTTTCTCAACTGAACATCCACTGCTCTATCTGGAATAGTAATAGAGCCACCGTCTGTTTCCATATCATTATAAAAGTCGTCCAAGTCTTCGTAGTTGTGTAATACAACAGCATATTTGTGTAAGTTCATTTTATGTTTCCAATGGTAAAATTAACAATGTCGTTGTTATTGTATTTGTACTTCCTGATTTGTTAGTTACTGTCAAATAAATTGTATCTGTTACAGGATTTTCATCATTCCAGCCAACACTTGCCGGTGTAAATTTAACAGTAGTTGCACCAGTTGTAATAATTTCAGCGTGTACACCAGCATCTGGATCTGGATCAACACCTTCTGAACGTCCGCTGTCGTTTGTTCTTGCTGCGGCACTACTATAAACTCTAACCCATGCTGCTTGATCTACTTGAATTGATAATACACTATATGCTTTTGCTGCACTTGTGATATCAACATTGTCAGATGCTGCATTTGCAATACTAGCAGTTGTACCGCTTACAGTTGTACGTGGACTTGTGCCACCACCGCCTCCGGATCCAGTAACTTCGTTACCTCCAGCGGTTGTTCCGTCACCAACATATACTTTTTTAGTATCTGTTGTATAGACTAGTTCGCCTTCTGCAGGTGTAATTCCTGATCTAGCTGAATCTAATCCTCTTCTTAATAATAAAGCCATTTTCTTCTCCAAAGAGTTATTTTAAAATATTTATATCGACCCAAGGTCAACTGTTGTTGCACTCGGTGCAGCGTATGAACCCATATCAATATCGGATCCTAGAGATAATAGATATCCTGTTGCACTAGTATGATAGTTTGTATCTATATAACCAAAGTCAAAACTTTCAACAGAATTACCACCAGTACCATTTAAATTTACCCATTCACGAGTAGCAAGTGTTCCATCTTCATCCGGGAGTATAATATTTCTATCTGCTGTTGCTGCTAGTGCTTGTAGTTTAATCTCATAATCGTCTGGCACAGTGCCTTCGAATATAAGTTTAGTGTCTTGTTTAATCCAAATGTTTCCTGTGGGATAAAATGCAATATCACTACCACTATGAATATCTAGATCATCTCCAGTAACACTGTTAATTTTGCTTGTAAAAACTTCACGCCATGATTTAGTACTTGTTCCTAAATCATAACTCACGTTTGTATTTGGAACAATATTACTAGTAATGTCTGCTGTTAGACTGATACTGTCTGTATCTGCATCCCCCAATATAACGTTACCATTTGCAGTAACATTACCAGACAATGTGATATTACCAGTAACATTTAAGTCTTGATTAAATTTTGTCGAACTCATATTTTGTCTCCGTACTAATTATATTTATCGTATAGAGACAAAAAAAACTAGCACAAGGCTAGCTCTTTTGTAGTTATCAATTTGAAAGGAAAAGCAATTATAGTGTTTTAGTATACACACTCACTTGATAGCCTTTCGGCCCTTGTCCTATGCACAGGAAAGTAGGTGCATCTACTCTGGTGTGTATACTAAAACACTATAATATATGATAGGAGGGACTCGAGAATACCCTCAACCTAGGTTTACAGTCTCGCTGTCATATACCCAGGAGCCTAGCATCGGATAGTTACTTCCAAAATACGCATCTTCATGTCTCCATGCTCATGCGCTGCTACTACAGCTACTAGCCAAGTTCGGAGCCTGTCTACTCCTCTTCCTTGCACTATCTAACTCGGACCGTCGTCTCTGTTATGTTTATAATATAGTATATACAGAAACAAATGTCAACACTTTTTTTAAAAAAAGTCACAAAAAAAGGCACCGAAGTGCCTTTTTTCTTAATTTGTAACCTATTATTGGAATGATAGGTTGTTTGTTGTAACAGCAATTTTACTTAGGTAATCTGCTGCGTTACCAAGCGATGATGCTTGGTTGCTTAGTTCCACATAACCGTAACGAGTCATGAAGCTAACAACTGGCTCGAATGTTTGTGGGTCTAGTACTGTACCGCTTGACATTAGTGGGATGTATGGGCAATAGAACGCTGCTGCGTCTGTTTCTGTTGAACCCTTATAACCTACTAGGATGTCGTCGTTTGCTGCGTACTGGTTTACATAAACACGCATAGTACCGTTTAGTGTACCTACGAATTTTGTGTTTGTTGGTGCCTCGAAAGGACCTTCAGTTGTACGTGCAAATGCGCTTGTTGTTGCTGACTGTAGAACAGTTAGAACGTCTGGGCTTACAACTGCCCAGTTACCTGCGCCACGGCGTGTACGTGCTGCAATTGTGTTTGCATTTTTGTTGATTAGAACTGCTAGTGCTGCATGTTCGTCACCAACAAAAGTAGCAGTACCACTTACACCAGCTTGGTTGTATGTGTCTGTAGCTGAACCTGCTAGCGATGATAGAGATGAGATGATCTCTTGGTCGATTTCAGCAGTAATCTCTTGTGCAAGTGCTTGCATGATTTCTGCTTCAACGTCTAGACCGTGCATTGAGTTAGCATCTTGTGCTGCCTCAAAAGTCCAACGTGCTGATAGCTTACGTGTTTTAGCTTCAACAGTTTGCTTTAGGACTTGGATACTCATTTTCTTACCAGCTGTGCCTTCTAGAGTCGCTGTTGCGTCTGCACGGTTAGTAGTTGCATTACCTGAGTAACCTGTTGCGATTTGGAATGGGCTTAGTGCCTCATCGCCTGCTGTTGCGCTGTCAAATGTTTCAGCGTAACGCACACGTAGTGTGTGGATTTGTCCAACTGGGCCTGTCATAGGCTGTACACCAACGATCTCGTTAGCAATAACAGTTGGCATCACACGGCGAATAACTGGAAGAATCACTTTGTTAAGTGTTGCAACGTTGCCTGCTTGAGTTGCACCAGGACTTGCACTTTCTGACAAGTAACGCTTAGTGTTTTCAAGTGTTGTTTCCATCACTTTTTTCTTTGTTCCAGTTAGACCGTCTGTTAGGGCTGTTTTAGTTTCTGCCCAATTTTCCATTAGGTTGTCTGCCATTTTCGGTCTCCTTAACTTATACCGGCTAATTTGCGAAGGTTAACAATGTTAGTATCTACCGCAGCTTCTGCTTCAGTTGATTTTCCACCAGTGACTTCTTTTGTAGATTCACTTAGCACCTTCTTAGTTTTTTGTGGTTTCGCATCTTCCTTCAATACTGATGGTAGATACTTATTGAATGCATTCTGTAAGTCTGCTGTTTTAGTAGACTCTAGTAATGCGCCCATTACTTCACGTTGTTGTTTTGAAAGCGGGTTCATCATTTCTGACATGATTGACTTGCGCTCAGCTTGGTCTGCTGCAATACGTGCTTTACGTGCTGATTCAGTTAGCTGAACTTCTTTCTCTACTACGGCTTTATTTGCTTCATCAAGCTGTGACTTTAGTTTGTCCATTGCTTTGTTTAATTTAGCAACTTCAGTACCTTCATTGAGGTAGCTGCCCATAAACTCTGCTGCAAATGTTTCAAAGATTTTACGTCCAAATGTGTTTTCTTTAGCAACTTGGATGTCTTCTCTTAAAGATGTTAGTTCGCTCTTGATTGTTGATTCAAGAACCTTTTCAACTTTGCTTGCAGCATTTTCAATAAACTTACGTTTAGTCTGCTCGATAACTTGTTTGCCTTCTTTAATCATTTTGACTTTTGCTTCAACTAGTGAGCGTTTGTCTTCATGAAACTCGTTGAGCTCTTTAGTAAGTTGTTCAAGTACAAAGCCTTCTAATTGGGCCATGTTCTTGTCTTGTGCCTCACGGTCTTCGCGAAGTTCATTAATTTCTTTGCGAAGTGTTTCCATCACAAACTCATCAAGAACATTTGCATGTTCTTTCATATGCTTACGATATTCAACACGATCTTCTACTACTTTGGCTTTGTCTGCTTGGAACTCTTCAAGTTCTTTTGCAATAACTTCGCCAATCATTGTGTCCATTGCTTCTACGATTTGCGCTTTGTCATTTTCATAACGTTCTGCAAATTCTTCACGTAGTTCGCTAGCAACTTCTTCACGTAGTTCAGCTTGCTTAGTTTCCCATGCTTCGCTGATTGAAGATCTAACCTCTTCGGAGAGCGCACCTGAGCTTAATAGTTCATCAATTGAGTGAGCCATATTAATCTCTCCTATACTTCAGGTTGTTTATAAAGTTTGTCACCTCTTCCTGGAGATAACGTTGTGCTCTTTCGTCGTGGCTTACTGCAGAAGCAACATCCATTAACACATTACCCCTTCTATGATTCATAATTCTTTCATAGATTGGATCAGGGTAAGCATCTGGAGCACTTGGATTAGCAACAATGTCTACAGTAATAATTTCAAAATCATTGACTTTACCGCTTTCATTTACGTTGCCACTGCCTCTGCTTGACACGCCTAGTTTAACACCACTCTCCAGTAGGGTTTTACAAATGTTTCCCATTGGAGTTGGTAATATCTTAAGTTTACCGATACCATTAGCACCATTAATATCCATTTCTGTAATCATGTGGCTTACACGATCAAGGTTGATATTTAGGTCATCAGGGTGATCAGCTTCACCTAATACGCTATATCCTTTTTTGATTTTTTCATTAATTGCTCTAACAGCATTATGAATTTCATCTTTAGGATAAATTCTACCGTTTTGGTTTTGTACATCGCCTTCAATAAAGATACCTTTCATATAGAGGCTTTTGCCACCGTTAGCTTCATCGACAGCTTCGGTGACAATATTTGCCTGACTATAAGTTAAATGTTCTTTTAGCGGTGTAAACATATTACTTCATCTCTCTTTTTGGCGCTGGTGCTGGCTTTGGATCGCCTGCTTCTTGTGGACCTGTTACACCCATGTCTTTAGCTGCAGGTGCTGCTGCACTTGATTCTTCAGCTGTATCTGTTGGATGTGGATTGCCCATGTCATTACCTGCATTGTTTACAGGTGAACCTTTGCTGTCGCTACCATCTGTATGGCTTACGCTAACTGCTTTTAGTTCTGCACCTTCTTCAAGACCTTCGACTTCTTCATCGTCTGCGTCATCTGACTCAAATGCAACTTCTTCCATTTCTGGTTCCATTGCTTCTTCATCATCTTCTTCTGACTCGTCGCCCATTAGGTCTGCAAATGCTGCACGTAGTTCTGCAATTGCATCTTCTACGTTTGCCATTGCTTCTTCAGCGTCAGCTTCTTCTGCTTCTTCGCCTTCGTCGTCCATTGACATTTCTAGATCCATTTCTGCTTCGTCGTCATCTTCGCCAAATACTTCTTCAGCTTCAATTTCGTCTTCTGCAGACTCGATGTCGTCTAGAAAATCTTCTTCTGCGTCATAGTTGTCGATTGCTTCTTCAACTTCAACGTCATATGTTTCGTCAAGGTCTTCTTCTTGAATATCTTCTTCAACACTTTCGTCGCTTTCGCTAAGTGCTGCCCAATGATTTTTTGCTTTCTCAACGAAAACATCGTGAAGAAGATCTGCTGCCTTCTCACGCTCTTCATTTACAAGATACTCAAGGACTTTAACTAGTGAATCTTTATGATTGCTCATCCTTTATCTCCTTAAAATTCAGGCTTACCGTTATTGGTTTACAAGTATTATTTATTACCAATACGTTTTACCATGTAAAAAAGGCGTAAAAACTGTACTTTTTGACTAAAAAGTCAAGATAAGTAGTTTTTACACCTGATTATTGTACTGATTTACGGTAAATTTGCTGTACTCGTTCTGTACGAGTAGCATGTTCAGTTTTATGAATTTCACGTTGTTTACGTAATCTATTAATATGCTTTAGTGTTAATCTACTACGTCTGGTATCGTCTATATGACGGTTACTGTACTCGTCATCTTCTGCTTCATAGTATTCTCTTAAAAATTCATTACTGCGCATTCGGTGTTCCTCCTGCAGGCTCAGTGACATTTTCAGAACCACTGATCGGTGAGTCGCCTGTCTCTGTTTCTCCTGCGTCTAATTCATCCCCGGTTGGAATATCAGGATTGGAGTCAATATCAAATCCACGTACCCCAACACTTCCTAACCCAGGCTCGCTGTCTTCACTTGGTTTGGTTCCACTTTGATTTTCTTCCATCCACAAACGTTCGTTTTCAAGAATTTCATCTTCAGTAAGGCCCAAATATTTTCCTAGCATAAATCGTCTACTTAAATAGTCAACACCCTCAAGTGCACTAAACACATTAGCACGAGCAGCATGTACTTCAATTTCTTTGTACTCACTAAAGCTCTGTGGCTCAACAAATTTAAGATTAAAGATACTACTATCAATACTAATGCCTTTGTTTTTCATAAACAGTTTAAACTCTTTGTCAAAAACTGGTCCAAGAATATTTTGTAGACGTTGACAATACTGATTAAATCTGTATTCTTGAATAAACGCTGTACCCACTCTACCATCAACATAGGTTGCTGTTCCATCATCTGGACCAGTTGGTAGATAACTGCTAGGTACACGCAATGCTCTTAGCATTTTATTTGTAAAGTAACGCAAGTCATCAATCTGACCTAAGTTCTCACCACCTGGTAGAACTTCAACTTTTGAACCTCTGCCTTCAGCAGTTTGTGCAAAGAAATAATCTTCCATAATTGATAGAGGATTATATGCAGCATCCATAATACTATTGCCGCCACCAGTTTTACTTGGAATACGCTTTTGGTGAATTTCATTTTTAACACGCTCAACAAACCCCATAGCTTTGTTAGCTGGCATATTGCCTACATCAACGTAGAATACTCTGCGCTCTGGTGCACGTTGCACACGGTAAATGATAATAGAATCTTCTAGTAGTTCTTTTTGTTTGTAAGTTTTAAAGATTGGATCTAAAATACTAGCACCAAATGGGAAATTACTGTCCATACCTTCTGTAAGTGCAGCATGTAAAACATGTTCAGCATCAACATTGTATTCATGTATGTTTCCCATAGTGTTATGAACTGCACTGTTGTTTCCAAACGCAGTTTGACCAGTGGATTGACCACGCATCATACTATTAACACTACTGTAAGTCTCGCTATGTCTAATAGGTTCACTTACGGTCTTATTTTGCATATTTAAATCTAAATTTTTAAATACATATTGTTCTGGTTCTTTTCCTGCAGCTTCGTTAATAATAACTTTAGTAACATCAACTGGATTAGCATAAAATAATTCCCAAGTTTCAGGATCACGAATAAAAAACTGATCCCCATACTTGATTGCATTTCTAAATGTTTTAAAAATGCGTTTATCCCAGTCTTGCAAATTACACCATTGACGTAAAGTTTGCTCTAGAATTTTTGCTTCGCTTTCAGTAACATCACCTGAATAATTTAAATTAAACGGTAAACTTGTTGTTTCGTCGACTTGTGTACTAAATTCAGCAATAATGTCAAGGGCAGCATTGATTTCACTGTCCATATCCATTTGGTCATACTGTGCATAACGCTCAACACGATTGGGTTGTCCACTATATACTTCAGGTAGCCAACTTTGAAAGCGGCTTGCAGTACTCGGTCTTGATGCATTTGCATCCTGTCCTTGATATACTGTAAAGTGTTTTTTCCAAGACATATGTTTATTCTTTCCTTTTAATAAGTGTATTTATCTTATTTTTTAGTTGTTGTTTGGACCAAATGGTATAGCAGAACTTACAATTCTAACTGGCATTGGGTCAGCATCTGTAAATGTATCACGTAATGCTTCTGCTAATGAAGTTGAATCAACTGTTGCCATTGCTGCAGCACCTAACCCAGCACCAGCTAACATTGGTAATAGTTGTGAGAAACTTTGATTGCCCATGAAACTAGAACTATTAGGATTCATTTGATCTCTAATACTTTGTCTGGCTGTTGCATCACCGCCCCTTGCGCTATTAAATAACCCAGCACCGCCACTAAAAAGGGCCATTGCAGCTGGACCAAGTGCATTAATAATATGATCTAGAGTATCGTTATTTCCTAAGCCTGCTATGCCGCCAATAAATTGTGCACCAGATAGTAATGTGGTGCCTTGAATCATGGCATTCATAAAACTAGTAAATGCACCGCTTGGTGAAGTAGCATCCTTCATTCCTTCCATTAGTTTACCAAGTCCGCTGTTGGTAACATCGTCAACATTAAATGCATCTAGGAAACCATCCATAATCCCAGCTCTTACCTGTTCTCCAATGATATTACTATCTAATTGAATAGCAGAAGCTGAAAGATCACCATTGTCCAATGCCTCAGCAAAGTTAATCAATCCTGTTTTTAAACGGTCTAATGCTGTTGCAACATCGTCTGTTCCATCTGAAAATACCTCAGCACTTGCTTGTATTGCTAACATTGCACTTGGAACACCAGCTTGTGCTTGTGCTAAATCACTAGCACTAAACTCAATATTTTTAATTTGTCCAGCAAGTGCTATAGCATTTGCTTCTATCTGTGTTGGATCCATTCCAGCTTGAACATTTGCAACACCTTCTTCCAAGAACGACCTAATGTCAACTCCTCTAGCTGCAAGACCAGCAGCCAACTGTGTAAAGTCTTCATTCCCCATGTCAGGTGCTAATCCAGCAACCATATTAGTTAATGCTGCACTAAGTACTGGTCCTACTGTTGGACCAAGTTGATTAAATCCTTCAATCAATTTGTTTTGTGCTTGCAGTTGGTCTTCATTTAGATTTCTTGCTGCTACTGCTACTACTGCTTGTCGTCTAAATTCATTTCTCAATCTTATTCTATCTTGAATGTCTTCACCAGTTATACTTGCGGCAATTTCGTTTAGTTTAAGGTTTTCTTTCAAACTTTCAATTACTTCTGCACGAGCATTTGCTTCTGTTAACCTTTCACCACTTTCCATACGTCTCAATTCAAGCTCGTCTACTAAGAACGCTGCCATTTCATTTGCACTCATTCCAAAATAACCAGCATTTCTAGTTGCGTCTTGCATTTCCCTTTGGAATTGCACAAAGTTGTTGGTACTATCAACCATGTTGTCGCCCAACATCCTAATAGCAGGACCATTTTCAGTAACAACTTTTGCAAGTGTTTCCATTCCCAAGCCAACAGTAGCAGCTTGTGTTCTGAGCTCAACAAAGTCCATTCCTAGACCAGCACCAGTTCTTCTTAAAGCACTTAAACTTGATCCAAATTCTTCAAGTATACCAACAAGTGTTCCTAATTGAGCACCTATAGTAGTAAGCCCAAGTGTTCCCATAATGCCGCCACGACCAATTAAATCGCTAAACTTTTCTTTTCCTGACAGACTCATTGCTTGTGTTAGTGGTTTTTGAAGACCAGCAGCCAAATCTTGCATTGCTTTACGATTGGTATCGTTGTTATTGTCTGATGTTTGTTTTAATGTTTGTGTAATTTCTTTAGTTTGTTGTTGTGTAGCTGCAGCCTCAACACCCATTCTACTAGCAATTGCTTGTAATGTATCATTTTGCCTTTGAACTTGAGACAGAATATCAGATTGTGTTGCTTCCATAGCAAAATCTGGGACTTCTATTCCCACCATCTGTCCACCATATGGTATGTTTATTACTGCCATTAACTACTCACTTTATAAAGATAAATAAACGTATATAAGTATTTATAGGTGAAAAATGCCCAGTGTATTATCTGACTATTACAGAACAAAAGAGATATATGTAAAACTTCCTACACAAGGAAAATGGTACAAAAATAAACCACAATTAACAGAACAAGGCGAAATTGGCGTTATGCCACTTAGCTTTAAGGATGAAATGTTGTTACAAGTACCAGACAGTGTTTACAATGGTGAAAGTCTGTTTGAAATTCTAAAAAGTATTCTGCCAGACATGTCAGATCCATATGAAATATGTATGCCTGATGTAGATGTTGTCTTACTTGCTAGTCGTATTAGTGCCAATGATGGCAATATTCCAGTTGACGCAACATGTCCTAATTGTAGTAATACTGAAAGCTATGAAATTAAAATCGTTGACATCCTAAGTAAAGTTAAAACAATCGAGTCAATCGAAACTGAACTTAAAAATGGCTTACGTATTGTGTTTAAACCAAACACCTTGAAATCAGTAGCAAGCAATCAGATTAAAATAACTGAAAATGCAAGAGTTATGCGAAAGATGGAAGGCGTTGACGACCAAGCACAACTACATGAACTATTCAAAAGTAGCTTAGAAAAATCAACCGCAGCTAATATGGTTATACTGGCTGACACTATTGAAAGTATCACAACACCTAATGGCGATTTAATTACTGACATAAACGAAATACTTGAATGGTTAGCAAATAGTGATAGCACAACAATACGTCAACTACAAAAGTCAAATTCTGACATCAATAAAAATGGCATAAACAACGACTTTACATTTGTTTGTAGTAACGAAGAATGTAATCATAGTTTTTCCACACCAGTGGAGTTAAACCCAACTTTTTTTTTCATAAACAACTCGTAGTATCAAAAGATCCTGAAAAAATTGTAAAGGATATGAACGATACATTAAAGAACCTGCGAAAACAGGTCTATGAAATTGTTATATACAGTCAAGGAAGTTTTACTATTAAAGAGCTCTACCAATTGCCTTTATATCAGATACAAGAGATACTAGACTCATTTAAAGAGAAACAGGAAAAGGAGAAACAGATGTTAGATCAAGCTAAAGGTAAGAAAACATTTTAATTATCATGTATCTGATGAACTACGTTCATCATCAACCTCACTATCGTTCGGTTGAATTTTTTTCTTCTATAATCTAGTTATTACCATGAACTAAAGTCGCACTTAGCCTGATTCAGGCCAAGCACGACAAAGACGTCATTACCCGTCACCGTGTGCACCGTTATAGCGAAACCTTTTCAGGTAGAGGCGGTTGTGCTGTACCCCTTTAAACGCTGCTTTCAACGCAAGCTACTGAGTTGCAATAACGGCTACTAACTCAGCAATACTCGTGGGTTCCAATAGCTCAGGAGAGCCCACTCTTTTGGTTTGTTTCCCCCAGCAAGATCCGTTGGCTAAACACAGTGTGTCGCCTCCTCAATGCTTTTATAGAGGGGGTATGTCTAAATTATTTTGGAGAGATTCAGTAAGTGCCTTAGATCCGCCCACTCGGACGTTTATTATGCCATTGTAATATTCATCAGTTAACAGAACTTTTCTGTTAAACTGTTCTTGTGCCTCTAGGTATGACAATTGACCTCGGGTTGTGCAAAAATATAAGATTTCTCTTGTAAAGTTTTCTTCGCCAAGTTCATTTACATCTGCTTGTAGTTTATCTGATGAGCCCCAATATGTACGCCAATCGCTTTCTACAGTACTTCGCCTTTTACGCTTTTTGCCTTTTAATGGTGGTCTAGTTTTTTTAAATTGTGCTAATTTTTTGCCAATATATTTTTTGCCATTAGTCAGATTTGTAATGAGGTATACAAATCCAACAATTCCTTCAGGAATTTCTTTTACAAGTTTTCCTTGGTATGACCAATGCATACGTTACTATATATCACATGTCCTCATAAATCTACTGATTATGGTATTAAAAGTTACTTTTTAAAATTTCATAAGTGTGTTGCCAATTTTTTACTTGATATACTGTGCCATTGTTTAAGTTATTAACTGCAACCGCTAGTGCAAAATCATTGCCACCAGGATTGCATTTGTCGCCAAAAAAGTAAATGTCTTGCTCTTTATCTATGCCATTTAATACTTGTGACTTATCCTTGCCCTTTTCAAAAATATCAATACCAGTTTCTCCACCAATAACAGCATCTAACCTTGAAAACTTTTGGTTAATTTTTGCTGCTAGTGTGTTTCTCGCATTGTGTTTTTCGTCCCAGGGTATAAAGATTTTTCTGTCTTCTACTGTTGCGTTTCTGCCAGGGATACTTACGTTTACTGTGCCTATTCTTTTTTCTATATGTCTGCCAGTTTTATGTGGATAATTAAGTTTTTCAAGTTCGTTAATAAAGTATTGTTCTTCTTGTTCGTTTATTTGCCAGTCTGATTTGTATGTTTCTGTGCCTTTAACAAAATGATGATTGCCACTACATGCAAATATAGCTACAAATTTATCACTTAAATCTTTGCCTAATTGTTCTTCTACTTTTGGATAGTCACTACCAGTGCAAATATAGCATGAGTTTTTGCCGGCAAAATCATGCATAAATTGCTTAAAATCTGTGTCGATATATTGACGAGCATCTGTTAATGTGCCGTCTAAATCAAAAAGGTAGTTCTTCATCGTCGTCTTCTATAACTCCATTGTTATACAACTTAGCCCAGATGTCAATCGGAATATTTCCGTTATCTCTCACATCTGTTCTTTTTTTACTAGTAGTTAAAGTAATTCCACTCATGGTTGATGTTATAGACGACAAATCTAGTGTATCTAGTGTTGTGTCTACATAATCAGATATAGTAACTGTGAGATCATCAGTACTATGCCAAGTACTATCTGTATCAATACTAATTGTTGAAATTGTTGTACCCATGTAATCTTCAGGTTTCATAACCACCTCCATAAACTTTGTACCATATGTCAATCGGTAACAATCCACGTGTAAGAATGAATATAGGATGATCTGCTGCTACTCGACTTCGAATAGTTTTACCGCCATCAGGGCTTTCATGTATCATTGGCCCTTTTACTTTTTCTTGTAGCCAAGTAAAATTTCCTGTTTCAATATTAGGCGGCATCATCTACAAACTCCGTGTCAGTACTAAACGTGGTAAACCCATTTTCTTTTGTAACTTGCAAGATAGTATTAACACGGCCTTGCAATTCATCTCTGTGTGAGATAAGAAAAATGTTTTTACCACGTTCACGTTCAATCTTTTTAAGAACGCTAAGTGCAGCATCTACACCATTAGTGTCCATACCGCTATCCACAAGTTCATCAATAGCTAAGAAGTTAAGTGGTGTATTCATAGTTTCAAATACGTCTCTGAAACTCCAGCTAAGACCAAGAATAAGTCGATTTCGTTCACCACGTGACAAGTTATCAAAATCTAGTTCACGACCGAGTTCTGTAATTTCTACACTCAAGTCACTTAAAAACTGTACTTCATGTGGCAATCCTAGTTTAGTTAGATAGTAAGCAAGTCTGCTGTTTAAGTATTGCAAGTTTTGTTCAATAATGCGTTTACGGATAAACGAGTCTTTGTTTGTTAATAGTTTGTACAAGAAATCCTGATGTTCTCTTAACTTAACTAGATCGTTCATAGTTTCCCAACTAACTTCTTGGAGTGCAGTTTCCTTTAAACTGTCAATTTGTTCTTGATAAGTGTCACTTTCATTTTCTTTGTTATTATATTCTGTGCGTAAATTGTCAACTTGACTCTGATGTTGGTATGCTTCCTGTTCTGTATTATATAGTGTTACAGGCATTGTTCCAAGTTCACCCAACTGTTCAAGTGCACTTTGATATTCAGTTTTAAATGTAAAATCGTTATTAATTAGGTCTTGTGATTCTTCTACTGCTAACCGCTTTGCTTTGAGTATTTCTTCATGCTTATTGTCATGAATTTTCTGCCCACAAGCATAACATTCATGTTGCTCGGTTGCTAACAAATCCTTCTGCGCTTTTTCTAGACGTTTCTTTTCTCTGTTAATAGCATTATCTAGCTTTGTAATTTCTGCCTCTAATGTGCTTATTTGTGACTTCTTATCGAGGTAATCTGCTAACAGTTTATGATTTGCCAGTTCTTGTTCAATATCAATTTTTTCTAATACGTTTATTGCATTTTCTAATTCTTGCAGTGACTCTTGTTTTTTGCTTTGCCACATCGCCTGTCTACGTTCAAGATCACTGATACTTTTCTCAATTGTGGCATTTGAATCTTCAACTGCTTTAATACGATACTCTTCTTCTTTAATTGCATCTTTAGTCAGCCTTTGCTGTTCTTTCAGAGCTTCTGCTTTTTCACTAAGCATAGTAATGCCTAGCAGTTGTTCAATAATAGCTCGCTGATCGTTAGCTCGCATACTAAGAAATGGCTCTGTATATGTATTTAATGCGACAATGTGTTTGAACATGTCATGCGACATTCCAAACAGTTTTTCTACTGCTTCTTGAGTTTGGCGGTTTTCGCCCTGCGCTTCATTGCCATCATCAGTGTTAATATTGTCAACATAAAATTTAAATATATTTGGTCTACGTCCTCGTTCAATACGATATCGTACACCATCCTTTTCAAAATCAAGTGTAACCAACATTCCTTTACCATTTGTTTTGTTGATAAGGTTGTCTTTACGTATATTAGTTAGTGCATTTCCATACATTGCGTATGATAATGCATTGATAATTGTTGTTTTTCCGGTACCGTTACGACTTCCGTCACCTCCTAGGTCCATATTATTGCCTAGTACGAGGGTAAGGCCGTTATCACTAAACCGAACGGCCTGTGTAACGTTGCCAACACTCATAAAGTTTTTAATTGTGATGTCTTTAATAATGATCATAGGGTGTTATAGATATCCACTAGCATTTTTTTGTCTATCATTTCGCTGTCGACAGCGTTAAGACTATTATACACGATTTGGTCCACATTTTCAACTTCTAAATCGTCTACTTGGCGCCAATCTTGCGCATGTTCTTCTTTTTTACTTGGCATAAGTGTGATGTCACGTAACTTATATTGGTTAGCAAATGTCTCTTTAATAAAGTTTGCTTCTTCATAGGTAATGTTAACATCAAGTACAGCACGACAGTATGTTTTGTTGTTTAGTACATTATCAGCATCATCTATTAAACGGCTAAGTGGTGTAGTCCTATATCTAGGACCATCAAAATCCATATACTCAGGCTTACCGCCCCATTCTAACTTCATCATGCCACGGTCGTCGTCCCATGCATCTGCATAATTGTGTGGAAATGGAGAACCAAGGTAATGAATATTGCCTTTGTGCTGACGTTTGTGGAAGTGTCCACTGAAAACATATTCAGGACCTGATAGATGCTCTGTATTTAAGCCGCCATGATCTGGCATTTCTACCATAGCATTCATTTTAAAGTGTGGGAGTTCAAAGTGCCCAAACATATACTTGGCTTTAATTTTATAAATCTTCTTCCACTCGTCGCCAACTAGCCAAGGAATAAGTGCTACATCATCTTGTACTAATATATCTTCGATAAGATCTACATTATTAAATAATCCAGCATAAGGCAAACTATTCAAGTCACGCTTTTCTCGATAGTATAAATCATGGTTGCCCATAATCATATACACACGCTCAAAGTTTTCACTTAATTTGCGAACATTGTTTACACTGTAATTAAGGGTGCTTACATTCACACCTGCTCTATGATGATGCCAGTCGCCTAGAAAAATACATGTTTCACAGTCTTTGCTGTTTGATATGAACCAGTCAACAAACTCAGCACAATCATCGTTGTGTTGTCTACTATTATTCTTGTTCCCGAAGTGTATATCGGTAAAACAAGCCGCTCGATTAAAAAATGTCATAAGTCCAGAATATAACTAAGTTGTTGATAAGTCAACTAGAAATTAGTGCCCGTTGCTTCTTTACGTTCTTTTTCCATTTGATCATCCCACTTCGCTTTTTCAGCTGCTTCGTGATCAAGTTGTCGGCTAAAGCTAGGATTGAATCCGTTTTCTTGTAGTAAATCATCACGTATGTTTTGATTCCTTTTTTCCAAGTTTAGTATTCTAGTAAAACTATTAGTTACAACGGCAGTATAGTATGCAAATGGATTTTGGCTTTTTGCTTCGTTAAACTTTAAGCCAATTTGACTTAGTTGTAACAATGCATGACTTCGCATTTCGTCTACATACGTATACCCACGCCAGTTGCTACGCATACTATAACGCTCACATAGTTTTATGTACATCTTGGCAAGTTCATTTGTTGTGGTTCCATGTTGTGTGTTAAATTTACCATTGTCTAAACCGCCTTCCCAATGACTGCGAACCACTTCACGTAATTCTCCATTAGATGTGGCATAGTGCTTAAATGGTGGGAAATTTGTTTTTGTATGTAAGTCAGCTTCGCTTTTGGGGTTAGTTTTTCTCTTGGGTTCATCAGGAACATGTTCATATGTCATTACTCTATAAATTAAACTATTAATGTCTACATCTTCTGGATTAACACGAGTGTCTGCTTGCTTTGGTTTATCCTTAGCACGCCGACCTTCTTCTTGCCATTTTTTGTATGCACGTTCATAACCTTCACTACTTAATTGGTGTGCACGGTTTTCCCTAGCTTGTTGTACAACGTTAGGATCAAAAATGTCCTGATAGTCGTCTACAATGATGTCAAAACGTTCATATTCGTTGTCTAGCAAATAACAATATGTCATTTTGCTCTTGTGTATTTCTTTTAACATGTCTTTATTATTAAGATAGTTTTGTTTCCTCATTAAAAAATCCTTTAAATCCTTTATAGTATAGCACATTCAGAAAAAATGTCAATTGGTTAAACTAGTACTTTATAAAACAATAAATAGTTATATAGGAGACCTACCATGAGATATTCGCAACTAATTGAAGCAGAAGCAACTGATATTGCAGTTTTTTACGGCGGCAGATTCCAGCCTATGCACAGTGGACATTTTCAAGTTTACATGGACCTTGTTCGTAAGTTTGGCTCTGATAACGTATTTATCGCTACTACAATTGCCAAGGATGCAACACCTGAAAAAGATCCATTTAGTTATGAAGAAAAAACTGGACTTATGAAAGAAATGTTTGGCATACCCGCAGATAAAATTATAAGAACTAGTCCGTATCAGCCTGATCTAGCTGCAACAGGTAAAGACCCAAACAACACTGCATTACTGTTGGTGTTTAGTGAAAAAGATGCAGGACGTCTTAAAACAGGCGGATATCTTAGAATGTACAACGACGGTGAACAGTTGGTGAGTAGTGATGAAGCAGGCTACATTTATACTGTTCCTGTTAAAGATGATGGACGTAGTGCTACTACATTTAGAAATACAATGCGAATGGATGGTGTTTCTGAAAATGACAAACAAGAAGCATTTACAGATTTCTTTGGTACATTTAATCCTAAAGTATATAATTTTGTTAAGGATAAACTAAATGGCGGTAGCTGATAGCAATAGAGCTAGATTAACAGCACTAAGTGGTTTGTATTTTGCAGGCCCCGCCGCTGTTCTGCAACGAACAAGTGGTGTTGTTTTTCCTAATCAACCTGATATTGTTTACAACCAGAGTGTAAACTACACTCCTTATAATTTAACACACACAAACTACACAACTTATGCATATGCGAATACTCCTAGTCCTACACTTCAATTAACAGCGCAATTTAGTAATGTTACTGCTGAAGAGCACTCATATACACAAGGTGTTATACACTTTTTGCGTAGTGTAACTAAAATGTTTTATGGATTAGGCGATGTAAGTTCTACACCAACTGCTGGCACTCCGCCACCAGTGTTGAGATTTAGCAGTTTTGGTACAAATCAGTTCAGTATGGTTCCAGTTGTGGTTGGAAACGTGAGTATTCCTTATCAAAGTGATACTGACTTAGTTGAACACAATGGTATAGCATTGCCAGCCCTCCAAACCATTGCTTTAGATTTACTAGTAACAGTTAATCCTGCAAAACAAAAAAGACAGTTTAGTAAAACACAGTTTGTTAGTGGTAGCTTATATGGCGGAGGATTTATTTAATGGCAACCTATCGTGATGCAAGTAATTATTCAGTAACAAAACTTAATAGAAAGTATTTAGATGTATACAGTCCAAAACTGACACTGGAAACACTTTCACAAGAAACTAAAAAAATACGTATAGGAAACAGGTATAACAGACGTCCTGACTTGTTAGCACATGACTTGTATGGCAACAGTAGGTACTGGTGGATATTTGTTCACTATAACAGAGAGGATCTTGTTGACCCTATAAATGATTTTGTTGCGGGGAAGGTTATTGTTGTTCCTAGCAAGCAAGCCGCAACTGGAGTTAGTTAATGTCAACACCAACTCCTCCTAGTACAACACCATCACTGGAAACCCAACTAGATTTTCTTGTTCACGAAATGGGAACAGGAAATGGTGGTAGTTTAATAACTAACAACAGTTGGAACAGTGGAAATCTTTCTGCAGAAGGTGCAGCAACTTTATTTGAAAATAGATTTGAACGATCAGGCGGTAGCAATCTCAATGGTAGGATCAATTATGCAAACCAAGTGTACAATGCTGCACAAAATGGAACGCTAGGATCCATCAGTTCTAACGTTAGGTCATCATACAATTATTTGATAAGTCGAGGATTTAATCCTGCTCAAGCCTCTGGTATTGTAGGAAACCTTATGGCAGAAAGTGGTACTGGTTTAGATCCCGCTGCATTTAATCCAGCAGGCGGCGGTCAAGGGGCTTTTGGTATCGCACAGTGGCGTGCTGACCGTCAGAGTAATTTGTTAAATTGGGATGGCGAAGCAATAATTCCCAGTGAAGATTTTGTACCAGATGACACAACACCATTAGTTAACAGTCCGGAGGATGCAAGTGAATTAACTGGCAATGAGGGGAATTTTAATACTGGTGGTGGACAAAGTTTATACGAAGACAATGTGTTAAACAGTTTTGATAGTTATACGTATAGTTGGGCTATACATATGGTAAATCCACAAACTGCACAGGATTTTGAAGAAAACTTAAACAGAAATACATACATTACACTTGCTGAAAGTGGTGTTGAAAATGAAATTAGTATCGAGCATGTCATACAATCAAACACCCTTAATTTTGTTCATCAAAATAGAAGCAGTGTTGCAAACACATTTGATATCACATTAGTAGAAGCAAAAGGATTTACATTATTCAATAGAATAATTTTAGCAGCACAAGATTTGGGTATTGAGAATCATATTGAGGCAGCATATTTGTTAGAATTGAATTTCCGTGGATGGGACGAAAGTGGTACTCCAGTAAATGAAATTGTAGGACCATACTATTATATGACAACCATTACTGATTTTAAAACTAGACACAGTGACAGTGCTACTACTTACCAAGTTTCTTTTGCAGAAACACATCAAGAAGCATTTAACCGTCTTGAGTATCATTTAAGATCTGACATTACTGTAACAGCATCTAATTTTGGTGCTTTTTTAACAGACTTTGAACAAAAAGTCAATAATGAAGCTGTTAAACAAACTGCATTAACACTGAGCAAGTTGTACCCTACACTGTACGTTTTTGGTACAGAGGGAGAAGCTAGTACTTGGGAAAGTTGGGATTTTGATGCTATTATTGGAAGTGAAATACAAGAATCTAGAAATATTAGTATGACTGCCAGTGGCGGTACAATAACATTTAATTTTAAAGCTGGTACTTCTATTACTGCTGGTATAGCAGCCGCAGTACTACAAACTAGAAACTTTAAACAAATACCAGTAGCAAATGGTCAGTTTGCAAAAGATAATCCAGATGCTGGAACGGCCAATGCGACTCGACTTGCAGAAATGATAAATTGGTTTTCATTTACTACTGAAGTAGAATACAAAGAATTTGATCCACTGTCAAGACAATATCAAAAACAAATAACATATAATATACAACCATATATTGCGTTTGAAGGATTACATGATCCGATTAGTTTCTCAGAACTAAACACTAGCAGAACATTACAAACTACTAGACTTGATAATATTTTAAGAAATGGGTTCTTAAAAAAGCGTTTTGATTATACATACACTGGATTAAACACTGAAGTTTTAAACTTGGATTTAACTTTTAATAATACGTTCTTTTCATTACAACCAATTAACGGTGGTGCAATTGAAGGAGCAGGCGGATATTTTGACGGGTTAACTACTACAGAAGCTAACGCAGTTAGAGCAAGAAATGAATTTCGAGCAGTGCAAGATCAAATCAGAAGTCTAAATCGTCGACTTGGTGAAATTGATAATGAAAGAGAAGCTGCGCTGTCTAGACGTGACATGGGTGACTTAGATATTATCACACGTCTAGAGTCAGAAAGAAATATTATTTTAAGTAGGCGCCAAAGCCTTACAACACAACTAATTAATAATTCTGAAACAGCATTTGATACAACACAGGAATTAGCAGAACAATCACGCAATGCACAAGGAAATAGTTTAACTCCAACTGCACAACAGTACATTACCCAAAGTGATGTTTTTGCAGGATCACAATATCAAGATAGCATAGCAAGATCAATGAATTTTGACTACAGAAGTGTTAGAGATAGTTTAGCAGCAAGTGGTGCTGATTTATCTGATAATGTTGGTACTGCAATGTTGGGCGCACTTGAACTAAATTTAAATGCTGTGGAAAGTATGGTAAACCAACGTATTGACATACGTGGTGATCCATACTGGCTAGGAAGGCCCAAAGGAGTTAGTGTATCAAATACAAATCAAGCTAACTATAGCCGAGGTGGGATTGGATACTTTTTACATGTTCGTTTCCCAACATATGAAGGTGAAGATGGGTTTATAGATCAAAGTTTTACAAACTTTACTATTACTGCCTTATTCCGTGTATTAACAGTAACATCAACATACAGCATGGGTGAATTTAAACAAACACTAACTAGCTTTAGAGATGTGTCAACCAATGTTCCTATGATGATAGAACAATTACTAAGTGGTAAAATATCCAATCCTGGTAGAAGGAATTTACAACAACAATACACTGACAATGATGGTGATGGTATTGATGATACAACTGGTGAAGAAATACCAGAAGATAACTCAACAGAAATTGATCCAAATGCAAGAGGCAATGATAGTGGATCAGTTAGTGGCGACATTAATGGTTTAAGACCTGAACTTATGAATGCACTTGATCAAGCTGCAACAGAAACAGGAGTAACTGCAGTTGTGACCAGTGGGGTTAGAGGTGGCGGTAGCAACCCAAGTGGTAGACACAATGGCAGTGCAGCAGATGTTGCACTATATTCAGATGGTAGACTTCTAAGTGTGGAAAATCCAGCAGACCTTGCAATTATTCAGAACTATACACAAGCATATTTAGATGCAACAAGAAGTGCAGGACTTACACCTAGTGTTGGTATTGCTAACCCTGCATATGGCAGCGGATCATCTTTATATATGAGCGGCACATCATTCCACTACGACATCGCAAGAACACCAGGGTATTCATCTGCAGCAACAAATCCAGCAGCTGGTCCTTATTGGGGAGGTTCACAAGAAACAGCACACCATTCACCGCCGTCTTGGCTAGTAGATATGTATAACAATTAAGGAAACGAAATGTCTAAAGAATCAAATAGATTTACAGGTATGAACCAAGGATCAACCGGTATACCAGCAATATACGCAAGTGGTAACCGTGCTGGATTCACTATGGCTAATGGTGTATTTTTGGCTAAAGTTGTTGATATTGCTGATCCTGACTTTGGCGGGGCTCTTTGGGTTGAGCTAATAGGACACCAGACTTTTGGTGAACGTGATACTAGAGAGCAAAGACACCAATTCCAAAAAGTAAGATCAGTTTCGCCATTTGGTGGCAGTATAAGCGGCAGAGATACCACAGTGTCATATGGTGCAAATTTCCCTCCGCCTGCGCCAGGAACTGAAGTATTGGTAGCATTTACTGGAGATGATAATGTTGGATATTTGCTAGGATCTTTACCTGCAACTGGAAGAAACGGTGCAGTACCAGGACTTCCAGCATCACAAATTGAAGGCGAAGACACTGTTGGATCAAGCGTTGATCCAGGTGCTTCACAAGATGGAAACGTGAGAAGACGACATCCAGTAGCAAACGCTATTGCAGAACAAGGTATCGGATTAGATCCAGTTCGTGGATTAGGAAGTAGTGGAGCAAGGCGTGAATCACCATCTAACGTAGCAGGGTTTTTAACACCTGGCGGACACAGTATAGTAATGGATGATGGAACAGTAGCTTATCAAGAAGGCGAAAACTATGTTCCTGACCAATCAAGAGAAGCTGGAAACAACAATTTATTAAGGTTACGTAGTGCTGGTGGCGCACAAATGCTATTCAATGATACTGCTGGTATTGTTTATGTTATAAATCAAAATGGTAGTAGTTGGATACAACTAGATAGTTCAGGAAATATTGACATATATGCAGCAGGTAGTATAAGTTATCATGCAGAACAAGACTTTAACTTTTATGCTGGCGGAGATATTAATATGGATGCTGACACGTTTAATATTAAAGCACGTGGTGCAGCAGGTATACAAGCAGAAACTGCAACTGGACCAATACAACTCAAAGCAAACAAAGATATAAGACTGACTACAGATTTAAATTTGCAACTAAAAGCCAGTGGCTATGGAAGAATTAGCACTGATGGCATATTAGACTTGAACGGCCCAACCGCACTAGGCGCAGTAGGTCCAACAAGTGGAAGTTTAGCAGCAAACAGAACAGTTAAAGAAAGTATTAATCCAAGAGTACCCGAACATGAACCTTGGGGTGGTCATCTATCACAAGGAAGTACATCTGTTGCAGCACAAGCACCTGCAAGCGGGCAAACTACAGCTAAAGATTATGATGTTTCTCAGTTAGACAGTTCACTAAGTTCTGGTGTATCAGGAAGAACACTACCACAATTTGGAAAGGCTGGAAGAAGATCAACAGGAGTAGCAGGCGTATCAGG